ATCTACAATTGAAGCAGCAAGAAAAGGAGCGTTAGGTGCAACTAAATCTGGAATTACAAAGACAGCATTAAAAACTTTAGGAAGAGGTTTAACTGCTTTAGGTACACCAGCTGCATTACTTGCAACTGAGCCATTGTATATTGCAGGTCAAGTACAACAAGGTGATTCATTAGCTGAGATTGCAACTAATCCAGCAAACTATTTAGGAGCTGCTTTCATGGGCCCTGCAACCGAATTTGCTACTAAAGGATTAAATCCTACGATTGCAAAAACTATGAGACTTGGAATTAGTCCAAGTGTATTAAAAACTGTGTCTAGAAGATTTGGTTTACCAGGTCTTGCGTTATCTGCTGGTATTAGTGGTTACGAATTGTTTGATGACTACAGAAACAAAAGAGGTATGTTTAGCAATGAAGAATAAAACTCTTGTTGCAAATATGCAACACGTCAAGTGGAATCAAATTCCACCACTTAAAGGACCTGACTCACAGGGGTTGAATGTTCCTACAAAACAGGTTACAACAATAAAGAACTCGGAGAATATAAATGGCAGATATAGACAAAGCCCTACCAAACGTAGAGACTGAAATTAAAGTACCTGGACAAGAAGAAATTGTTGAAGCTCAACAAGAAAATATTGAAGAGCAAGTTGGACCAGATGATATACAAATAACTCAGGAAGAAGATGGTAGTGCAACAATTAATTTTGACCCAGAAGCAGTTAACGCAGGTGGTGGCGAATCTCATTTTGATAACTTAGCAGAATTATTACCAGAAGATGTTTTAGGTAAATTAGGTTCTGAACTTGCTGCTAACTACATGCAATATAAATCTTCGAGAAAAGATTGGGAAGATAGTTATACAAAAGGTTTAGATCTTTTAGGATTTAAATATGAAAACCCAACTCAACCCTTTCAAGGAGCATCAGGTGCAACACACCCAGTTTTAGCTGAAGCTGTCACACAGTTTCAAGCACAAGCTTACAAAGAATTATTACCGGCTAATGGTCCAGTGCACACTAGAATAGTTGGATTAGCAGATAGAGCCAGAGAAGAACAATCAAACAGAGTTAAAGAATTCATGAACTATCAGCTCATGGATGTGATGAAGGAGTATGAACCCGAGTTCGATCAAATGCTTTTTTATCTCCCTCTTGCCGGCTCTGCGTTCAAGAAAGTTTATTACGATGAACTACTTGGCAGAGCCGTGTCTAAATTTGTACCGGCTGATGATTTAGTAGTACCTTACACTGCAACTTCTTTAGAAGATGCGGAGTCTGTTGTTCACATGATTAAAATGTCTGAGAACGAAGTTAGAAAAAAACAAGTATCAGGTTTTTATAAAGATATAGACCTAACACCAGGGTACAATGAAGAAACAGAAGTAGAGAAAAAAGAAAGAGAATTAGAAGGTGTAAAGAAAACTAGAGACGAAGACATCTTTACAATTTTAGAAATTCATACCGACTTAGATTTAGAAGGTTTTGAAGACAAAGATTCAGGAGGAGAACCAACAGGAATTAAACTTCCATACATTGTAACTCTTGAAATGGGTAGCAGAGAAATATTATCAATTAGAAGAAACTTCCAAGCTGAAGACCCAACAAAATCTAAAATAGATTATTTTGTTCATTTTAAATTTTTACCGGGTATGGGTTTTTATGGTTTTGGATTAATACATATGATCGGTGGTTTGTCTAGAACGGCAACTACTGCTTTACGTCAATTGTTAGACGCAGGAACTTTAAGTAATTTACCAGCAGGATTTAAACAACGTGGAATCAGAGTAAGAGATGAAGCACAAGCGATTCAACCTGGAGAATTCAGAGATGTAGATGCACCTGGAGGAAGTATCAAAGATGCATTTATGCCATTACCATTTAAAGAACCATCACCAACTTTATTACAGTTGATGGGTATTGTGGTATCGGCAGGGCAACGATTTGCCGCCATAGCTGACATGCAGGTCGGTGACGGCAACCAACAAGCAGCTGTTGGGACGACTATTGCTCTCTTAGAACGTGGTTCCAGAGTCATGTCAGCCATACACAAAAGATTGTATGTGGCGATGAAGAGCGAATTTAAATTATTAGCTGGAGTTTATAAAACTTATTTACCTCAAGAGTACCCATATGATGTAGTAGGTGGTCAAAGAAATATTAAAGTTGCAGATTTTGATGACAAAGTAGATATTATTCCAGTTGCAGACCCAAATATTTTTTCTCAATCACAAAGAATTAGTTTAGCACAAACAGAATTACAACTTGCGATGTCAAATCCGCAAATGCACAACTTGTATGAAGCATTTCACTCAATGTACACAGCGATTGGTGTAAAAAATATTGATAAAATTTTACCACCACCGCAACAACCACAACCAATGGACCCTGCAACCGAAAATATTTTGGCAATGTCGCAAAAACCATTCCAAGCTTTTAAAGGACAGGACCATCAAGCGCATATTACGACGCATTTAAACTTTATGGCGACTAATATTGCACGAAATTCGCCTCCAGTTATGGCTGCATTAGAAAAAAACATATTTGAACACATTTCTTTGATGGCACAAGAGCAATTAGAAGTAGAATTTAGAGATGAGATACAACAATTAATGCAAATGCAACAAATGGCGCAACAAAACCCAATGTTACAGCAAGATCCGCAATATCAACAACAAATTATGTCTCTTTCTATGAGTTTAGAGTCTAGAAAAGCTAAATTAATTGCAGAAATGACTGAAGAATTTAAAAACGAAGAGAATAAAATTATGGGTGGCTTTAATGGAGACCCTATTGCAGCATTAAAAGCAAGAGAACTAGATTTAAGAGCTATGGATGACGCTGCAAAACGTGATCAAGCACAAGAAAAGATAGATTTAGATAGATCTAAACAATTAATGGGTCAACAACAGTTTGATGAGAAACTGCAACAAAACGAAGAATTAGCTGAGTTAAGAGCTGATACATCGCTTACAAAGACACAAATGGGAATTGATTCTAAAATGGTCAATGACATGATGAAACAAACTGATGTAAGGATCTTGAAAGGTCCTAAAAGATAATATAAGGAGAAACTATGACTAAAAAAAATAAAAACCCAAATGTTACTCCAGAACTGGGTGCTGATAAAGATGGTATGCAACAAGGCGGAATCGTTATTGAAGCAACTAAACCTTTTGAATCACAAGTTGTGGAAGTAAGAGGCACTAAAAGACTTAGAGCTGACAAAAAACCTGTAAAGGCTACTTGGTATTAACATGTGGTTCTCGGCAATTAAATTAGCCGTTTCTGCTGGAAGTAAAATTTATGCTAACAAGCAGAAGGCAAAAGTCGCTATGTCTGACGCACAGCTATTGCATGCTGAAAGACAGGCTCGAGGTGAGGAAGCTTACCAGGGAAAATTACTAGAAGCCAGACAAGCAGATTACAAGGACGAGGCGGTTTTGATAATTCTCACGTTGCCCATCGTGGTGCTCGCATATGGAGTCTTTTCAGACGACGTGCAAGCTATGGATAAGATAAAAGTCTTCTTTGAGCATTTCCAGTCGCTCCCGTCATGGTTCACAAATTTATGGATCCTTGTCGTAGCGAGCATATATGGTATAAAGGGAACGCAAATATTTAAAAACGGAGGCAAAAAATAATGGCTAAAAAGAAAAGAAGCAAAAGACTTAAAAAACTTGCAAAAGTTTTAGGTGCTGGTCTTGCGATAGCTGGACTAGGGAGAGCTTTTGCAAATAGAAATGCTAGAGCCTCTACAAATGCAGATGCAATAAAAGCAATGACTTCAGATGCAGCGTACACAATTCCTGGAGGTGACGAAAGTTCTTTCAAAGTTCAGGATGTAAAAGTAAATGTTCCAACAAATAACAACACGTTTAGAACTAGAAATAGAATTACTGACTCAGCAGGTAATACTTTACCTTCTTCTACTAAAGCAGCTTATGTACAAAGAGCTAAAGACTCAGCAGCAGCTGATGCTATGAGAGCGTTTAGATCTAACAACGCTTACAGAGGTGACATGATGACTGCTCCTAGAATACAGGAATTTAAAACATCTGAATTTGATTATTTTTCAAAAGGTGGTAGAGTTAAAAAAAGAACTGGAGCTGCAAAACGTGGTTTCGGAAGAGCATTTAAAGGAGGAAAAAAATAATGGCAAATTCAAGATACAATACACAAACTGCACAACCTAGAACAAAAGCTATGGGTGGTGGAATGATGAGACGAGATATGAGATCTGGTTATTATCCATCAGACATGGGCATGGAAGGTGGTGCTATGTACAAAAAAGGTGGCCGGGTTAAAAAAAAGAAACAAGGTTACAAAGATAGAAAAGATGAATCTATTGCTATGAGAATCAAAAAGAAAAGAACTAAGAAGCAATTAAAAGCTTCTAGAGATGAGTCTTATGGTAAGTTTGGTTCTGCAATGAAGAAAAAAGGCAAGATCAATAAATAATGATCAAGTGGATTATTAAAAAAATAAAACAGTTATTCTGTAACTGCAAAACTTTTGTAGCTATAAAAGTTGAAGATGTTTACATTAGAGTTTGTGCTGTTTGCGGAAAAGAAGTTAAGAGATAAAGGAGAGTTATGGCAAAAGCGATAAGTAAAAGTAAAAACCCTGGTTTAGCTAAACTAGCTAAAAAGAAACCTGAATTAGCAAAAAAATTTGGATACAATCCAAAAAGAATGGTTGCTAAAAAAGGTGGTAGAGCAAGGAAGAAATAATGGCAAAGCTTTGTCCAAGAGGTAAAGCCGCAGCGAAGCGTAAATTTAAAGTGTACCCTTCGGCGTATGCAAACATGTACGCTTCTAAAGTTTGCAAAGGTAAAGTTAGAGCAAGCGCAAGAAACGGTGGTTTCATTGCAAAAGGCTGTGGTAAAATTATGAAGGGCAGAGAGAAAGTAACTAGAATAGTCTAATGGGCGATTTAAAAAAATGGGTGAATCAAAAATGGGTAGACATTGGAGCTCCAAAGAAGGATGGAAAATATCAACCTTGTGGAAGAAAATCATCAACAGGTTCAAAAAGAAAATACCCGAAATGCGTTCCACTTGCGAAAGCCACACGGATGACAAAAGGCGAAAAGGCCTCTGCTGTCAAACGAAAAAGAGCAGCTGGTAATCCAGGCGGTAAACCAACTAACGTTGCAACATTTACAAAGAAAAGAAAAAGCATGTCATTTGGAGGCAGAGTATAATGCGAAAACAAGATAACATGCCAGCAAGAAATAAAAAAAATTTTCGTCCTACAGAAAAGGGCGCAGGTATGACACGAGCCGGTGTCGCTGCCTATAGAAGAAAAAATCCCGGTTCAAAATTAAAAACAGCTGTGACTGGTAAAGTTAAGAAAGGGTCCGCTGCCGCTAA